AGGGCGTACCGATAGCCATTCAGAACCAGGATGGTTGAGTACGAGACAGACGTATTCATTGACGTTGCGTGGAAGGTGAAGATCTGCGGAAACGATGCCATCAATAACTGCTTGGTGCAGCCCTTGTTCTTACATTTCTCGCATGTCCAGTCCGGAATCTTGACCGGCGTCACGGCCTCCAGTACGCAATCCGTCAGGCTCTGCTTACGTCGTGTGGGTGTAACTGAGAACTCAATCAGGGAATCGCTTCGCGTATCCGTGTACGGGCACGAAGTACACTTGATTGCGTTTCCAATCTTGAAGCGACAGAGCTTGTCGAGGAACGGCAGCTTGTCACAGAGGAACTCAAGCAGCTCGTGCGAATCACCAATACCTTCCCCCGCCGGCATGACGACTGTCTTTACGCATTCGTAGAAGGACTTGAGACCTTCGTCGCCCTTGCTTGCCCAAATCTCTTGAAGTGCCTTATCGACGGGAGACGTATCCAGAGCCGCTTCTGCAATGTAGCGTGTCTGGACGTCGGGAATTCGAAATACGGCTTGAAGTGTTGCATTGACCCAGCACGAGCCACGCTGATTGCGAAGACCGAAGGACGCCATATTATGACTGGAATACAGAGAAATCTGTCAAGAATGGAACGGGGTCCGTTTTCTGAGAACCATTTGCGAGTGAATAACTGGACGATTGTGCGTATGATGGTGGAAATAGATCCTGGTCGCCGGGAACACGCGATGTACCCATATATTGATTCGAAGAGTCGGACCCCGTCGTCTTGTAGTCGGGGAGCATGCTCGTATCTACGCTGTTCAACTGGGAATGACCCGATCCAAGTCCAGTTGATGTATCACCAGCCGTAGGACCGTATAATTGAGCCGTCATTGCTACCGCCGACGAGGATCCGCCACCAGAAGCTCGTCCACCCCACGTGGGTCCCCGCACATCCATGTTTGTTCCAGTGAGAACAGGTTGTGTCGTGCCCCTTGTCCCTGGCCACATGTCATACGGGTCTAGCCGAGCCTCGGTCGGCGGAGGGTGAGCGTATGTGCTGCCTGTTAACGTCGCAGCGGCATTCATACCTGTCCCCTGTCCCGTTCCCGCCTGTCCTGAGAAGGGACCATTGTCTCCGAAGACAGGGCCGGTCATAGGACGTTCGCCCGCAGGCTCACCCGCAACACCCCGCTCATTGACGGCCCCGGGAAGCGAACCTCGAAGTGTGTCTTGAATATCATACGCATTGTATCCACGAGCAGCCGCGGCACCGGCCGATGCGGTCTGTGCGGCAGACATTGTGTTCGCAGCACCGTGAGTCTGTGTTACGAAATATGCCACAAGCAGTGCTTTCACATCCTCCTTATTCGCAGTCAGAAACGGAGTCATGGGATATGTCTTCAGAAACGTGTCAACATCTGACGTCTTGATGCCGTCAGTGGCGTTGGACGGTTGATAGACGGTCATGTAAAATGCGACCATGATGTTATTGATATCGCCACCTAGTAGCACCATCGCACCCGATCCAGTCGTCTCGTCTGCCGCACACTCTTTCAGTGGGTCATTTGCCGGCGGGTTGGGACACTTGTGTTTTGGCTTCGCATCTTTGAGTGCCTTAATCAGTGTTGCCGGCATGAGTCGAATCACTTGTTCGGCCGATGACCCTGTGAACATATCGGAGCCACTGCCATCGAGAGTATAGATACCTTTGATACCATTGGTGTCCTGGAATCCTTCACGCTGCGTAAACAGAATCCATACCAGCACCGCTAGCAGTCCGAATAGAATCCACTTCCCCATTATCCCTAACTCACATGATGTTTTCGGCACAGGGGCAAACAGATGCGGGACGTGGTCCTTTCCACATCATGGACCCATCGTCCCATTGACCCGGCTTGTTCGGCATGGACTGCTTCACGGGTCCATAGTCTCCCTCAGAGAATCGCGTAGACGAGGTGGGGTTGACTCCCGAGTATCCGCCTTCGGTTCGCGTCCGGAGTTCGTCGCGACCCATATCAGGTGCCAGGTTCGCATCAGATGGCTTGAACATCTGCGATTTCTCTTCGCGGCCCGCCGCGGTTCCTGTTCGATCGATATGGAATCCATCTATGATGATTGCCTTGACAGATGCCCGATCAACACCGGCAACCGTGCCTGCCGAAGAGGCCAAGAACGTATCCACCTGAGCTTCAGTTGGCTTGGTCGTGGCCGGCGAATATACGTTATCATAGAAGGCTTGAAGAACAGCGAGGTAATCGGCCGATTTATATCCGGTGGGTGCCAACGACTCTATCTTGCTCGCCCATGCGATTGATGTCGTTTGACGACACCCGCCAGCAGCGTCCGAACATGTGGCACCGGTGCACTCACATGGTCGCTGGACACCGGATGCGACACCCGCTTTGCCTCCCGATGTGAACTCGGGGTCCGTGAAGTACTCCGTCGACTGTGCGACCATGGCCGCAAGGAGAAGCCCGACAATAAGTGCGAGCAATGCCCACTTCATTGTATTGAGCAAACATCGTTTGTCGGGGCAGGTGTGGGCGTGGGGGGCGGAGTCATCATGGGTTTCGCTTTCTTCTCACGAAGATTCGCAGGTTCCGCAGAGTCCTCGACAAAGAGTCCTTGCTTCACGGCGGCATCCGAGGCATTCACGCCTTCCCATTGGTCAGAGGTCGCATCGAACCGGGCCTGTGTCGCCTCATCGCGGGGCTTGAACTCAAGGAAACCTGTGGGCGTTGTATTCTGTCCTGCGTTAGACTTGACATACGGAGACGGACGAATGGGGCGACATCCCAGTGCTTCCTGGTACTGCTGAAACTGACCCAGTGTCTCGAACTTTCGCATCTCACCTGTGCGTGAAATACCTACCCATGTCTTGTCCGGCTCTTGGTTCAGCTCATCGAGGCACGCCATTTTCTAGTGGGTGATATAAATAGATGGGTGTTTTCGACAACAACCCGCGGCCTATTCGGGATGCCGACTTCTATGACGGCGGTGCCAACCTCAAGCGTAGGCCCCTCCTCGTTCTCTTCTACATGGACGGTTGCTCGCATTGTGTAGCGAACAAGCCGATGTGGGATGAGATGAAAAAGAAGTACAGCCACATTCCAGTGGAGGAAATTGAGTCAGCGAATGTTCCTTACGATGAGCATGTCTCTGGGTTTCCAACCATGAAGTACAAGCCGGCCAAGGGTCGTGAGCGTGTTTTATCTGGTCAGCAGGCCTCAGCGAGTGAGATCGCCCGGAAGCTCGGACTGGTCAATCGGAACACCCGGCGTAGTTCCCGTCGGTTGAGTCGCCACACTCGCCGCCGGCGTTCGCGGCATTGAGCCCTTTGTCACCACATATCCCTCATTCAGGAGCTTGCCCGAAGCCGCACCCTTGCCCAGGAACTGAAGCAGGCCCGCGTGGTCATCCTCGGGCACCGTGTAGAAGTTACGCTGGGCCGTCATGGTCTGGAAGATATCGGTCGTGTCCATGTACATGTTCGAGGTCTGGGCGAACTGCTTGTTCACCTGGTCACGCACCGTCCGGTCCGTCGGGTCAGCCGCCGGCTTACGCTTCGGATTCTCATTGATATCAATCAGAGTGGGGTTCATGAACGGATTGTCCTGAGTCGGCATGGTCACTCCGCCCCCCGCGAAGGAACTCACTGCCGTTCCCATACGAAACGGCTCCGTCATTCGCTTGGTGTTCGGATATAATTGGTGGAGTGCGACGGTGATTCCCATCACAACCGGAACATAGACAAAGTACTTCACCTCCATCGAGCACGTAAACAGGAGGAGACTGAGGTACACTGTAAAGCGAACCACTGAATTCAATGCCTCGTCCACACTCATACCCGCGGTTGGCACGAATGCGAACCACGTGTCGGAACGGAATAGTATACTCGGATCGGAAAACCAAAATGCCATGGTACTACTCTCTTATCTTCACTTGCGACCTTTTTCGTGGAGTTTACGCTGGAGACGAGCTTGCATGCGAGCACGGCGAGCCTCAGGAGAGTTGGACATGATTTGCTGGGCCGTGTTGCCTGTAGCCGGTCCATCGCGGGCCACGCCCACCATCTCGTTCATGTACTTGCCGAAACTCGACTGGAACTTGGCCTTGAGGGTTTCAATCTCGCGAATAAGCTCCTGCTGATTAATCTTACCCGCCTTGATACGCTCCTCGAGCATGGTCTTGACCTGCTCCATGACCTGACGAACCGCATGACTACGCTCGGGATGCTGGAGAGCCTCCAGAATCTCCTCCGGACGCTCAAAATCAATGCCAATGTCGTCCAGCTTGATCGACGCCGCAATGTCGCCGACGATGGACGCAAGACGCGTCTTCATCAGCAGCTCGAAGATCTCCGTCATGGCTGAGCTGGTCTCCTCTGCTTCGAGAGTCTTGAGAATCTCATCGGTATCGCGGTGAGTGGTCGGCAGTACGTGCTTCATCGCTTCCAGTACCTGCGATACCTTCTCCTTCGGGTCGCCACGGAGGAACGAGAAGAGCAGGGTTAGATGAAGAGCCTTCCAGGTCTCCTCGGATTCGACCCACACTGTGCGAATGTCCACACCCTCAAACGGCTGGGGAGCATCGGCACCGAGAAAGAGCGAGGCGTCGCGGTGCATGATCTTCATTGCGTGAGGAGTCATCACGTCTGTCAGACGAGTGTACACTTCGTCAGACGCACGCGGAAAATTGATGTCAGGATGCTTATCTTTCAGACACTTGATGAAGGCACGAAGATGTTCCATTATTCTTACATAGAACTCTTATTTCCAAAGCGGGACGCGAATCCCTTCCTGTCCGACTCTGTCAGGCAGATGCACCCTACATCCGAGGAGAAGGGCGAGGGGCAGCAGTCGGGTCCGACCTTGTTGTTCATGAACTGTCCGAGGGCATTGTCATCGGCAACATCGTAGGGCAGAGCGGGTACGGGCTTGGCCTCGCTACCCATGAGAGTGCCGGTGCCACTGAGAGGCGACGCAACCGTGTCGAGCGGGGCGGGGCTGTCAGTCGGAAGCGTGAAGGTCTCGACTCCACCGCTCATATCGGTATAGCGAAGCATCATGCCCACAAGGGCCGCAGCAAGGAAAAAGGCAACAACGACCGGTGTACGAAGCATTACTTGTTGTCCGGAAAAAAACGGATTCCGGCGAGGCCAGGTGAGAGAGGGGCATCATGGATTCTATGTCTCTCGTCGAGCTCAAGCAGCTCGCTAAGCAGCGTCGTATCAAGCAGTACTACATTCTCAAGCGTGTCCAACTCATTCAGCTCCTCGCACTCCCCGAACTCCCGAAGTCATTCATCATCGAGAAGATGACCATTGCCCAGCTCCGCGAGGAGGCAAAGCGAAAGGGTGTGCGTGGATTCTGGAGCCTCCGTCGCGAGCAGTTGGTCGGTCTTCTGTTTCCTTCGGATTCCGGAAATTTGTCTGACGAGATGAATAAAGTATGAAGCTCTCATCTGGAAAAGTTCTTCGCCTCGGAGTTGTGCTTGTTGGCTTCGTTGTTGTCTATTCTCTCTTTTCATCGTACTCGGGCGGTAAGGGTGCCGTTGGCGAGAAGCTCTGGGTTGAAGAGCATGGCGGCACGGGTCCCATGCCTCCGCAGTCGGACCAGGGTCCCATGTCGGTCGCGACCTCGGTCGTCGGGGGCAACGCCGTGGCGGTTGACGATATGCAGGGCCGCACGCCGTCGTCGCAGCAGACGTACACCCAGAACGTCCTCTCGTCGGGTGAGCTACTCCCCAAGGGCGAGATTGGTGCCTCGTGGGCCGCGGTGAACCCGGTTGGCAGCAAGGACCTTGATGGCCAGAACTTCCTGCAGGCCGGTTACCACGCCAATGTCAACATCATCGGCATTGCCCAGACCAACCGGAACCCGACGTATGACATCCGCTCGGAGACGCCGAACCCCCAGGCCAAGATCGGCCCCTTCCTCCAGACGACGATTGACCCCGACCCTTTCCGTGCCAACCGGGCCTTGGACGGACTCCAGGGTTAAACTCGCAGTACTAGACAATGTTGTCCGTAGCCGCCGCGGTTGTCGGGGTCGCAGTCGTCTCACAGTTCATCGGCACGGGAAACTCAGTTCGCATGACAGGACCGGATGGTCACGAATACGATATGCAGAACTTACCTAACAAGGAAGAGGCCGTGAAGCTCATGTCCAAGATTCGGGCAAACCTGACCAAACTGCGAGATGAATACTCGGCTGAGCCCGCCATGATGAATGATCCACCTGTGGCTCGGTTCGTGGCTCGCTATCAGCCTGATGTGTTTTCCGAGAACACGATGAGTTCCGCAGACACATCGTATTCAGAGAACAAGGGACAGCGAATCGTGGTGTGTTTACGCGACAAGACCAAGCCTCCTCAGTATCCGTTAATTGATATCAACACCATCATGTTTGTGATGCTCCACGAGATGGCACACTTGATGACAGAGACGATCGGACACACACCTGAATTCTGGGGAAACTTCAAGCGAATCCTCCACGATGCCGTAAAGGCCGGTATCTACACACCAGTGAACTATTCGCATCAGCCGACGCCGTATTGTGGCATGACGATTACGGACTCACCACTGTAAGCTCGCTACCAGAAAACCTAACCCATTTATAATGTCGAAGACCGTCCCCGTCGCAGGAACAGGTTCGAGTGTAACGTTCTTTGAGGACGATACCCTGGAAACTATAAGGCAACATATCGCAGTTGCTGTCAACTCTCACCCCGACCGCCTTTTCCTTGAGGTGAATGTCCATCTCCCCGAGGACTATTACGAGGACCCTCGTCACTGGGACGCCTTGTTCCTTCGCATGTCGGTGGATGGAGTGCGTATCGACACTGGATTGTTCAAGGCATATTTGGAGCAGCATCGTCCGGGAACGCGAGTCAAGGAAGGACCGTGGTCACGCGAAGACTGGAACAGCTACCCGGATGCACTCTCGGAACTGAGCTCACCGGGTGCGGGATTCTCGGAGTGGCGTGTGTTTGGTGTGACCGGCGACCGCTCCATCGTCCTCCCGCTGCCGGCAAAGGAGTTGCCTGGATTAGCCTCGACCCGCATTCCCATTGGTAACCTCCAGTTGCTCTTTGAGACACTGTACACAGACGTTGTGTCGTTTCGGGCCACTGAGATTGGAGCGGATACATCTCCGGCCGTGAAGCGTGTCTACTTTCCCCTCTTTCGCGAAGACACACCCAACCGGTTAACGGACTCTGCCGTTCGTTCGCTCCGAACCAATGCGGACCAACTTACGAAACTTCTGGCCTTGTCCACGCCCGAGCCGAAGCACACGTCGATTCTCCGGGCCAAGTGGTATATTCCCCTCGTCGAGACGTCCCTTCCCGCACCCCGTGCCCAGTTTGAGCAAATGTTCTATGGACTGACGCTGTCTCCCAAGACGCCGTATGTTGGCTTCTTCACCTCCAAACAGGAGAAGATACGCCACAAGTTTTATGTGAAGGACCCGAAGAACAAGGTTCCGTCGGTGGACGTGGCCATGTGGAAGGCGTGGACGTCGACAACTCTGCCCCAGCGTCGTCTCCCGACGATTCTGCTGTACCGCGGAACATCTCGCACCTCGTTTGACCGTATCGCCATTACGTCGCGTGATATCCAATGCACCATTGTTCGTGGAAAGGATGCGAAGGGAGACCTGGATGAGATTCGTCTTGGAGTATACGACTGGCTGAAGTCGATGGATGCGATTACTCCGTTCATCGAGGCCAATGACATGGCCAGTACTCGCTGGGAGCTTCAGGACCTCAGTCTGCTGGGAACGTACACCAAGGACATTTCCGAATTTGATTTGCGTCGGTTCTCATGTCTTCAGTCGCTCTTCAGTTATCAGGATGGAGTCTTTCGCCTTATGCGTGCCGACCGTCTGGCTGAGAATTTTACACCTCTCGAGGTCCAGGCCTTTCAAGCACTCCAAGACGCAGAACAACCGAGCGTGGCCACGTTAACGGAGATTGGCATGACTCCAGATGACGCAGAGGCACTCTTCACAAAGTTTGTCAATCTCGGAGATGACCTGGATTTGGACCGCGTGTTAAAGGGATTTCCCACCCTTCGCTTCTCGAACAAGGAAGTGATTCTCTCCGCAGTCACAACGGTTGAGCGTGCCATCAAGTATGCGAGTATTCTTCGTCATGTTCTCACATCCGACGATGCGGATGTCAATGCAGCCTGTCCTCGTCGCGTCGAGGCCGTGGAGGCCGCCGCCGCAGTTCCCCAACAGGTTGCGGTTAAGCAGGGTGACTTTGCCGTGGACGACGACCTCCTTGCCGAACTCGGGTTAGGTGAGCCCGCCCCCGAAGCCGCTGCCCCCGAACCCGCTGCGGCCGCTCCTGAACCGGGGAAGAAACGCGTGCGTGTCGCCGAGAAGGCAGTGTCGACATACAATTACTTCAACAAGCGTCTCCAAGCGTTTGATTCAACCACGTTTGACAGTGCCGTGTACCCCAAGAGCTGCGACAAGAACAAGCAGGTTGTCGTCCTCACTGCGGATGATGAAGCCAAACTCCCGCCCGAGTACAATCCTCGCAACTACCCCGAAACTGCGAAACAGACCAAGGTCAAGGAGGCAAACAAGGAAAAGGAAGGTATCGACGACTACAATGTCCACCTCCTGCCGCTGACAACGGCCGATGGTAAGGAGGGTATCGCCACATGCCCCCAGTATTGGTGCATGACGGATCAGCTTCCTCTCCGCGAAGACCAGCTGGCTGAGAATGCGTGTCCCATTTGTAGGGGCAAGGTCCGCTCTGGAAAGGATGAGGATGTGGTGGAGTTCTCCGTGATTAAGCGGGACCAGGCCTCGGTGTTTCCGAATTACATTGGCACCATCAAGGACAAGCAGATTCCCTGCTGTTACAAGGTCGAACACCCATTCAAAGAGCTGCTCGTCCCCAAATCCGAAAAGAGCGATGACTCGTATGTTCTGAGTTCAGCCAAGACCCCCGCGATGCGAATGGGATACCTGAACGAGGGACTGGCGGCCTCTCTTCGCATCCCGCTCGGATACGACAAGTCCATCAAGAAGAGCCGTCTGGATACCGGAAAGGCTGATTTCTTCCGCGTGGGACTCGGTCGTCCGTCCAAGACACTTCCACTCTTCCTCAAGGATGCCACACTTGTCCCTGAGCCAAAGGACGCACCCAAGAGCGTCATGCTCTGCTCCTTCGCACGGACGTGGACAGACATGGGTGAAGGAGAAACTCAGGTGGACCGCATTGTGTCTGGAATTCAGATTGCGTACAAGGAGGGCCGTCTGACCATTCTTGATGAGCTGGAGTATGTAACATCTGTGCTTCGGTGTGCGGTGATTCGCGTCAACACCGCCACGTCCTCGGTGATGTGTGGATTCTGGTCCGAGACTGTCAGCCCCCGCGAACGCACGATTGTGTTGATTGATGATGACATTCTCGCCCACGTCTCTCGCGGAACTGACAAGGCCAAGGGGTTTGCGAAGTATGCGTACACGGTCAATATCCGGGACCCGAAGTTCCCGAAGCCGGCCCTGGTTGCCATCACGTCTCTCCACTCGCGTGCGTGTGTGTCTGACCGTCCCCGCCTGGCTGATGCGTTACAAGAGCTGCGTAGCAAGGGACACGATTTCCAAGTTGTGCTGGACCCATTCAATCGTGTTCAGGCGGTGTTTGTGCCGACAGTTGTGGTCTTGCCAGTGCAGCCGTCGCCGTACGAAGAGATGCCTGGAGTTCATGCTCGGTCTGGGTATGCGGATATCCGGCCCGAAGAACTCCCAACACGTGCCGCGTTACGCACCTTCCTAGATGGAACGACGCACAAGGGATTCAAATGGGTAGAAGACTTACGCGATGTCGAGGGTCGGCTTGTCGAGTCGCTCTTGGCGTCTGAGTTCCGTGCCCCTTTCCACGCGGAAGCGGGGGATGTGGGGTCTGCGAAGGAGGTCTTGGCCACCATGGCCCGAAACCCCGAGAAGGACCTCGTCGAAGGCAATCTGAATGCGGAGGATGCCCTTCAAGCGGACTCCATCTCGTATCAGGGAGAAGTGTTTGAGTTTCTCATGTTCTCGCTATCCAAGGACATTCAGACAACGGAATATTCCGACCTCCGTGAAGGGATTGCCACGCGTGGACCCAATCTCTTCAAACAACTCACCGCGTGGCTCAAGAAGGAGGCTCACTGGGATGCGACACAAGGCCCGCGTGCCTTTGTGAATAAGGTGCGAACACCGTGTGGACAGTTCCAACAAAAGGACGCGTGTAATACGTCATCCTTGTGTGGGTGGAAGGGAAGTGTGTGTAAAATCAAGGTTGACTCCTCAGTCGACCGCACTCAGATTTTACGTCGACTGACAAAGACCCTGACAGACAATGACAAGCAACGGGCACTGGTGCTGGATGAGCGGTTGTCGCCCTTTTTCAGCACGGTCTTGTACATGGAGATGCCGCATGAACTGATTACCACGAGCGTTTAACGGCTTCAGCGGCGACGAGTGTAGCGGGACTTGCGGTGGCGACGGGTGCGACCACCGACGTGCTTCAGACGGGGAAATCGTTTCCGGACGTTGCGTACTTTGGGTTCTTTGTACTCGGGCGCCTTGCCCTTGGGCTTAGGTCCAACGCCCTGCTCGTGCTTCAACATAGCGTCGTTATACTTATCGCGAGCATTATCAAAGTCCTCAAGCGCCTTTCTATTGAGTTCCCTGAGCTCATCCGTGTACTCCGTCAGCTGCTTCTCGCGCTCGGGATCCATTTATCTTTGACGCACAAAAAAACACCACGTACGTCGTCGGAAAGACTCCTCTTTACGCCTTCGGGGCGGTCTTGATGAAGTGGACCTTCAGGAACGACTGGAGGTTCAGGTATGTCACCTCATCCTTGTCCGACACACGGAGAAGCTTGGCCAGGACCGAGTTCGGCACGATGCGACGCTTGAACGTCGGGTCGAAGCACGAGTGCTCCTTGACGTACGTCGAGATGAACTTGGTCACCTCCGTCTGCGAACGCTTCTCGCCCGACTTGAGGCCCATGAAGTGGCACAGCTCATCCGTCAGCGGACGCTGAACGAGAAAAGCATTGTTGGCACGGCGAGCCTCCCACGTCTTACGCTCCTCGGGCGTCATGTCCGCGGGGTTCTTCTTCTTCTTCTTCTTGATCTCGCGAGCCTCACGCTTGGTCGCCTTGATCGCATCGGCAACGCTCTTCGTGGCCTCGCGGACACGGGTCGTCAGCTCGGCGGACAGGGCCTTGAGCTTCTCAGCCAGGCCAGCCAGGATGACATCCGAGCTCTCAACCGCCTCGACGGCGGCGGGGGCAGAGGGCGTCTCGACCGTCGGGACCGTCAGGACGGCCTTGGACGGGGCGGCGGGCTTGACCGCCTTGGCCTTGACGACCTTGACAGGGGCAGCCGGCGCGGCGGCGGACACGGGGGCAGGGGTGGCGGCGACGGCCTTGGGGGCGACATCGGACTTCTTAGCGGGCATCTTGTTTGCCTTAACGGAGGCAGAAGAAGAGGACATTTCTAACGCACTGATATACTCTTACCTCCGGCGGTCATGTAAACCACTTGAGCCAGGAAGTCGGGCACAAGACGTTTTGTGTAGGACAACAAACGCGACTTGGCTCCAATATAGTACATTCGATAGGCGACAACCGGGTCGGGATGCTTGAATTCATCAGGCATGGCGAGTCGAGGCAGAGTCCAACCAACGTCCACGAGGGTGGTTGGCGAATGCGTAGACAACCACTCCAAATGTGCTTGCGTCTTGTGAACCTTGCCATAGCGATAGGTGTACTCGGCACACAACGCCATGCCAAGTCGACAGAGCCAGCGGTAGTTGGCCAGAGACTCGCGAACCCAGCGGGCCAGTGGGTGATTGGGATGTGTCTTACGATAGGCCCCGTCGGGAAGAGGTGATTCGTAAACCCAGTGGGCAGTGTACAAGAGCTGTGCAGTTTCGAGGATCATCTTCACCACGTGTTTATCGCAGTGAAGGCGAGCCGCTTCGTCAGGGTCGAGAGAGAGGAAGAAGATGTTCATGGTGGCACACATGGGGCTTGTTTGGACAGGGCAAATCCATTTTTAGCGTCGACGACGGCGGGTCTGTCTCTTGGATGTGCGACCCTTACCTTTCGCGGTCAGTCTCCGATGTTCGTCAATCATGCTCTTCATTCTGGCAATTGATGCGTCCGACGGACCTTTCCATCCTTTACGCGGAGACTGTCCTATGCGGTCCCCATACTTTTCAATATCGGCCCATCGAGCTTTCTGTATGTCTTCATTGTTTAACACCGATACAATGCTGACAGGAGAAGAAAGACAATATCATATGCTTGACTGTCTGTTAGCATGATGGTCATGATGTTCAGCGAGTTGATACTGGACGCCGGGGCATGCTCGATACCTCGATCAACCATAGCAACGATACGGTTGTTGGGGCGGGGCATTGCCCGCACATCGTCGGACAAGAATCGAAAGGCTACGCGTAGGTTCTCCCGAGTCAAGTTCGCAAACTGTTCGGGGTGAACATCCTCGAATCCGAATCCACGAAAGATCTGAGATAGAATTGTCCACCTGCGTACGACATTCTCCTTCAAGTCCCTGGGCGGTGGGGGCACGGCCATCCCATGACGGCGACGATAGAGATGGAATGCACGAAGACGTGAGAGGTCGGCGTGTGATATTGGGTTCTTTGTATACGGATTCGTTGGAGACACAGATCGCGTGAACCATTCCCACGCAGTTGCGAAATCAAACCACCATACCTTGTCGCCCTCCTGCAATCCAAAATAGTCAAAGGGTGCTTGTTTGGTCTTGTCTTCGAACGTGGCCAAGTCTTCATCGTTCACGCACGTTCCGCGTCGAAGCACACCGGGTCCTGCGAGTGCGAGGACGTGTCGAACTCGCCACGCACGATACAAGGCCTGGACTTTTGTGAAGCGAAGAATCTTCTCCTTGTGTGCGTCAGCCCAGTACTGCACGGTCTTACACCTCGCATGAACCCCACAGACTCGATGTCCAAGCAAGGCAGTTGAACAACATTGGTCTATTGACCTCTTGTTCCGCAGTGCCGCACACTGTTGCATTGTCTTCAATGGATACATTCTTGAAAACTGGAAACGTGTGTGGAAAACGAATCCGATGCCATCGAGGCCAAGAAAGCTCACACAATTCAATATGGCCACCACTGCAATCATCCCTTCCGAGAACCTGGACATCTCCCGCGTCAGCATCGGCGATATTCGTGCGAACAAGGCTGGTGGCAAGACCGTTCCGATCAAGTACAATGGTCAGTCTCTTCAGGTCCGCATTCCTCGCATCTACTATCCTGCCGGTGTTGTGGTTCGCACGGACGAGCAGTCCGGTAAGCGTAACTACAGTCTCCTGGCCTCACTCAAGAGCTGTGATTCCTATGCCAAGGAGCGTAGCACGGATGGCACCGACATCGGTGCCTTCTACAACTTCTGCCTGGATTTCCAGGAGAAGCTCATTCAGCACTCGATGGTGAACTCTGGCAAGTGGTTCGGTAAGGCCAAGTCAGAGGCGGTTCTCCGCGAGACCATGAAGCCGATTCTCACGCCGAGCGTTGAGAAGGTCAATGGCGAGTGGGTTCCGAATGGCAAGTATCCGCCGTCTCTCCGCATGAAGATTTCAATCTGGGATGGCCAGGTCGGAATGGATGCGGTTGATGAGAAGGGTAACGCGATTGTTCTCGCGGAGGACAATCTCGAGCAGGTCTTCGCTAAGCGTATCGAGGGTCGCATGGTTCTGGCCCCGAGCGTCTATGTCACGGGCACGGGCTTCGGTGTGACCTGGCGTGTTGTTCTGGCCAAGGTGTTCCCGCCGTCGCGTGTCGGTGCCAAGGCCGCCTTCGCGGACATCAAGGAGCCCGAGGATGATCCTGAGGACAAGCCGGCGGCACTCAACATGCCGGTGGCGAGTGCGTTCCCGGATGAGGAGCTTGATGAGGAGACGAATGAGGAGGTTACTCGGGCACCGACTCCTCCCCCAGCACCCGCACCAGCTCAGGTGCCGGCGGGTCCAAAGAAGGCACGGAAGGCTCAGGCGGTTCAGTAAAGCCAAGCAGTGACCATACGGAAGAGCCCTTAGGGGCGGTGTAGACAACCATTCGGTCGTCAATGAAAAACACCTTTTCCTTTTCGGGGAAGTCAATCGGTGCGGCTACGCCACATGGAAACGGAGACATGGATGCGCGACCGCACTTGGCACAGCTATGCACTGTGGGTCGCTGAAGGAGCATGTCAAGCGTAACAACACGCATCGATCCACGCAGACACCGTTCGAGAAGACGTGTGGGCGTTGTCCATCCCTCAGACAGACACTGTTCATACGCATGAGTCGGCATTTCCGTCCAGATTGTCTCGCCCTCGGTCCATCCGTCCTCCTGGAGAAGCGTGCCAAAGGCATTGTCCTTGTACCACAACAGATGGACGGTGCTGGGCTTATCAAGTGCGTGCTCGGATACACCCACTCGGTCTAGGCCCTCGGGGTCGTAGAGCCAGTACACATTCGCATGCGTATAGTTCGGGTCTCGTGCCCCGCGATAGACCTGTCGCCCTGCCATAGTCCACAGGTCAGACACAATGTTGATATCGTGTTCCGTGATATCCGTGTCTACCTCGTAGACAACGGACCGGTCGATTACTGAGAACATTGTTACCTCACGAGAGTTGAGCCAACTCAATCAAACGTAACCTTGACCGGCACATCATGGATGCGGACAGACTTGGTGGCAGACCGACTCAACTCATGACGCTTGCGACGCTCAGAGTCCTTGGGCTGGATGACATGCGAACACTCCTCCATATCCGCATGAATCTCATCATAGTGGGCATCCAGGTAATCAAGGACCTCATCCTGAATAGCCCACTCAAAGAAGTTCAGCTGCCCCACTGTGGTATCCAGCCCGCGGAACTGAATTCGCTTCCATCGGCAGAACGGGTCAAACATCTTTTTGTTGTACGCCTTGAGGTGCGACTTGTACACCAAGTACACAATGACGTGATGGTTCGACTTAGCCATGAACGAGACATTGCACTTCTTTGAGTAATTGGTAACAAACCAATCCAGTAGCCTGAGGCTTAACCTTGACTTACCCGTCAGCACCTCCTCTACGCGGCGAAAGTTCTCGGGATCTGAGTAGAACTTCTCAAGACGGTGAAGAACCCACTGGTCTTTGCTCTGAATCGTCTCCATATCGATTCTGTGTTCCAGCACTGAAAATGAGTTTTCCGGCTTGACGCACTACTAAACGCATGGAGGCTGTCGTAACTGAATGGCTGAAGGAACCACCGTATACTCACATGAAGAACCGCCTGAAGCCGCTTATCATGTTGATTACCCTTCTCGCACCTACCGTTAGGTATACGCAGGCCCGGCGTCGTGTATTTGCCGCAGTGGAGGAGGCGATGAAGGGCGACCTTGGACACATGTGGGTGCGTGACCGATGTATGCGGCGAACCATTCGCGTCTACGGAATGAATGACCAGCGGACATCTGCGTGGCATGCCAAACGAGGTGAGATGGTGACGGCTTCCGAGGTGTCGGGTGTCTTTACGGGTGGTGAGACGCGGAGAGCTCTTGTGCTGCGCAAGCTTGAGCCGCCTCAGCCAACAGGCAGCCATCCAATCTCCGCTCTGATTTGGGGAACACGCTTCGAGCCAATTGCCAAGGCCATGTACGAGACCGAGACGAAGTGTTCCATCGTGGATGTCTCATGTGTCCAGCATCCCGTTCACACTTTCCTGGGTGCGTCTCCCGACGGTATCATCTTCCCCAATGACCCGAAGGACATTCACCGTCGCGGTCGGCTGGTCGAGTTCAAGTGTCCGATTTCGCGTCCTCCCTCGGATGGAATTCCGGATGCCTACGTGCACCAGATGCAGATGCAAATGGAGTGCACGGGCATTGACGAGTGTGAGTATGTGGAGTTCCGGTTCAAGCAAATCTTCTCATCCGAGTGGCTGAGTGCGTCGGGCGTCAAGGGAGTCTTCGCAGTCTTTGATGACCAGACAGTTGAGTACAAGCCCATGGAGATGGCACTCTCTGACTGGGTGCCGACGGTAACGGACCGTGAGCCGCAGTACATTTATTGGCGTCTGGTCTCCACAAAGAAGGAGTTCCTTCCCAAGGACACGACGTGGTTGCCCCGTCACCTTCCCGCTCTTCGCGAGTTCTGGGACGAGGTGCTTCTCCATCGTGCGGCTGGCACTACGCCGCCACCTCCTCCGTCAAAGGTTCCTGCACTGGACATTTGATAACGCCAGGAAAGTAGTATCCGGATTGTGGATACCACCCGGCCGTATACCACCGGTCGGGCATGACGATTTTTCGGCTTGGATTCAGATACGCCCCCCACCACGAGAAGGACGAGTTCGCACAGATCCCCCCTTTGCATTGGCTCATGAGGTAGAGCGTGTCAATCTCTGGATCGTCAACCAACGTGTACTTCACATTGGCCAACCATGGACGTGCCTTTGCATACGCTACATCGTTCGTAACCACAAGGAAATGTGCATCGGGGAAGTGTTCGATGGCACGTTGGTAATATCCGTCCAAGTGGATGCCGTGGACCGCATGCCCAACATAATCGCCGCCTCGAATGTGGAGGAATATGCTGTCTTTCGCGGGATAGCGAGTCAGCACGTCGGGCGAGAACTGCAACCGAGACACAAACTCGGGGTCAACGTATCTCCAATCCTGAAAGTATCCGTTCATCTCTGGGTTGGGACTCCACCGGAGCAGACCTCTCCAATCCATATACGTCATGGAAGGTTCGGCGACCTTGGACGATGGACGCAAGTCGGAATGCAGAGCCTTGAACTTACTTAGAATTGTATCAAAATATGACACGTCTGAATGCGGCGATGGGTTGGCAACCGTCTGGATGTATGGAGTACGACCCGTCCGCCGTGCCACGTGCAGAAGTGCGGCGAGCTGGAAAAGTTGATTCCCAAGCCCGCCGACAAGTGCAACCGTCACAGAGAGGGGCATTTACGTATGAACGACGCTGATTCCTAAATGGTACTCACCTTTGTCACAGCGTTTCTGGACCTCCACGAGTCGAGGCCAACGGACCGAACACCTGAGCGGCGTATGGAGTTTTTCCGGATGCTGAACGATACCGGTGTACGCATTCACCTCTTTGTGAGTCCCGAGTATACCGACATGGTAGAGGTGACAAATGGTGTGAAGGAGGTGATCTGCCTCGAGGACCTGGATACCTATCGCCTCGCACCACCCGGCCTTCCCGACACGCGTAATGAGACGCACGACACTCGCAACTTTCTGATTCTGATGAATGCGAAGATTGAGCTGGTTACGCGAGCCATGGATTCTATGCAGCATCGGGGCGACCACTACGCATGGATTGATTTCAATATCTTTCATGTGTTGGAGCCGGTGCGTGGAGCCGAGCAGATTCGGACACTGTCTACCCGAGTCTATCCAGACACCTGCATGTACGTACCTGGATGCTGGGAAAGGGGTGTGCTCTGGTCATCTGTGAACTGGCGTTTCTGCGGAGGTTTCTTTCTGGGAGATGTTGCCTCGCTCAACGCATTTTATTTTGCCCATAGATCCGAGTTTCAGATGTGTCCTCACCTGTCATGGGAAGTCAATGTATGGGCCCACCTCGAAGAACTGGGTTGGACGCCGACATGGTATGCCGCTGACCACAACAACCGCATTCTCGACGTGCCTCGCCTTCCAATTGTTGCCAGCCTCACCACCATTCCTCCCCGAGAGGCCGAGTGCCGTGCGGCAATCGATTCGCTTCTTCACCAGGTTGACCGGGTCTACGTAGCCGTGTCGCATACCTATCATCGGTTCGGCGAGTACAGCCCACCCGAGTACCTGATGCAGGAGCCCTATGCGTCAAAGGTTACACTGTGCTTCGGAGAGGATTATGGGCCTGCGAGCAAGTACATTGGGACCACCCCGCCGAGAGATGCGTGGGTCTTTGTTGGCGATGATGACCAGGAGTATGCCCCGAATCTCATTGAGCGAATGATGTGGTCTGTGTCGCAGATTGGTATTTATCAGAACCACTATGAGTCCATCAAGCAAAAGACGTCGGGTGGCATGGTCCACGGATATGTTGGAAACATTGTTCACACGTCTATTCTGAGGGAGCTGCGAAGGTTTCCACTTCCCGAGTGTGCTCGCTTCGTGGATGACCAGTGGGTATCGATGTACTGCCGTCTCAACAATGTCCCAGTGCTGCCAACTGAAGTGGAATTCTACGAGGAGATTTTCAGGGTCACAGAGAATGGCCACGAGAAACTTGGAACCCATTCACTGTCGGGATTGGGTACGCGAGGAGACCGAGTGCGTGAACTCGAAGAGTACTTTGGCGTTTCCTTTTTAGACAAGAAGGTCTGAGAAGAAGCAATGCACTGCTTTTACATCAACCTCGACCGCCGAGTAGACCGCCGGCTAGAGACGGAGACTGAACTTGCTCGGATGGGTATGACGGCTGAGCGGTTTTCGGCGATTGAGCGTAGTCCCGGCGGACTCGGGTGCACACAGTCGCACATTGAAGTCTTGAAACTAGCACGGTCTCGCGGATACGAGTCTGTGATGGTCCTTGAGGATGACTTCTCCTTCGTAGTGAATGAGCAAGAACTCGCAGATGCGTTCCTCCACCTTCCCGAGACGTTTGACATGGTACTTCTCGCTTTCAATCTGATTCGCGGAGATCCGGTTACACCATACCTCGGCCGTGTTCAAGAGGCACAAACGACGGGCGGGTACATCATCCACTCGCGGTACTACGATACCCTTATCAACCGATGGTCGGAGGGACTGGCATTGTATGAGCAGAATCCCGACACACACTGGCTGTATATTCTCGACCAATACTGGAAGCCATTGCAGATGGTGGACGAGTGGTACTACTTTCTCAAACCCGTGGGCATGCAGCGTCCGAGCTGGAGTGACCTTGGACATCAGTTCATGAACGAGTACCACTAACAGCACCACCATTTCCGCATCGGCGATGCGAACTTGACGTTCCACTGGTCAATCGTGTAGTGATTGCCCATGCTGACATTGCAACGACTGCAGATAGGTACAAGGTTATTCACTGTTGTCTCACCGCCCTTGGACTCAGGGATATTGTGACCGCATTGATAGTCAAACACATTCATCCGATTCGTGCACCACACAATCTTACACTTTGTCTCGAACCTTGGGCCGACTTTAAGAATCCACACCTGTTCACGAAGGGCCTTGGGAATCTTCATTATGTCTTCTCACATCACCGCTGTATATGCGTTTACTCGCCACGGCGTGGCAATCCCCTTGGCGGCCTCAACAAACGAAGAGAAGGGCATGTGATTCGTCCGCTGTGCGTGCGACGAATGTTCGACCTCCTGTGTCCGCTTTGCTTGAGATTGGTCAAGCAGTTCGGGTTGAAACTTTTCCTGTGCCCCAGACATGGTCCACGCGGCCCACAGAACGACAGCTCCGGCAATGAGGGCAGCAATGTGAAGCATTGTTCTAACTCGGGTATAAAAAACGAACTCTTTCCAGTCTACTAGATAGAAGAACACAATGGAGGACAAGGCTCTCTCGATTCTACGTATCCTCTTTGAGCGTCGTAAGCTCGCAAACGACACCAAGCCCGTCGTTACCGGGCTGAAGGATGTGAGTGCCTACACGATGGGCGACGCTCTGGTCATCTTCAGCCAGAAGGACAAGATGCTCGAACGCGATGTGAATACGTACATTGCCTATGCGAAGGAGAATGAGTACACCAATGGCATGGTGGTTGTGTCAACCTCCAAGCCGTCTGAGAACCTGCTGAACATTATTCGCTCGACCGTGCCAGAGAAGGGGTTTCTCCAGTTCTTCCACCTCCGCGAGCTCCAGATGGACATTACGACTCACCGCATGTCCGTACCTCACCGAATTCTGTCACCGGAGGAGGCGAAGGTTGTGTTGGACAAGAATCGTATTGTCAAGCCAGAGGACCAGCTTCCGTGGATTGACTCGCAGGATATTCAGGCTCGTCTGATTGGTGCAAATCCGGGCGACATTATCGAGATCATTCGCCATAGTGACACGGTTGGCAAATGCACGTACTACCGCTATTGTGTGGCGGACGTAAATGTTGCCTAGACATAATGCCATCGTGTGCATCGGGAACCGCATTCGATCCGATTACCAAAACATGTATTAACTGTGCGACGGCATGGGAGTTTGCTAGAACACAATTCGCATCGGGGAAAAATCCATGGCCCGATCCCGCCACAGGAGATTCACCCTTTTTACATGCTGGATTACTCCCCCCGAGAGAGTGTCCGACACCATCCTGGTTTACACCGGACGTATGGAGGTGGAATGTAAGTGGTCCACCTCCTGCGGTTGTGATTGCAGCTGCAAGGGGTGCGGTGCCCGCGACCGACCCAACAGCTACGGGCAACATGGCTGACCTGGAAGCCGAGTACCAGAAGCGGAAAACAGTCTATGACAATCTGGTCCAAAACGCCCTTGCCAACAATGACCAGTCAAAGATCGACGCCATCGCAGCTGCACAGGTGGCCATGAGTGACTCGCTTAACAAAATGCTTGAAGTGTCGGCAAAGTCGGGCACAGAGCCCCAGCAACAGGAACTCATTCACCGCATCATGGAGATTCAGCGTGACTATAATGGTCTCTTGACGGGTACAGACAAGCTTCAGACACTCCGACTTCTTCATCAGTCTCTCGATGTTCGCGACAGTGCGGGACTCAAGGTCCTGGGCGGCGTCTTTTTACTTGCCACACTTGCCTTGCTGGTTCAGGTTATGCGAACGCACTAACGGCCAGACTAACTCCAAGGAGGAGGACAAGGACGATAACGCGAGTGATCATCGAACCGTAGTCGATGGGTGTCGCGACATTCGCATTTGAGGCCACAAGCTCGTCTGCGACCTGTGGACCCTGGTCCTTGAAGACTTGGGACTTGGCGTGAAGGTCGTCCAGCTCGGGGTTCGTTCCCTCGTACTCATCCAAGAAGGTCTGAATGTAAAACTGGTTTTGCCCAATGTGTGAACGCAGCTGGTCTTGGGCAGCGAGAATCTGAGCCTGAACTGTCTCGACGGCTGTAGAGCTCCCACCCGTTTGTTTGGATGCGACGTACGCTGTCTTATACGCATCAAGGAGCGTCTGATACTCAACATCTATCGAGTTGATCTCCGCTTCTCCGCTCGGGGTTGCTGCGTCGAACGTCGCTCGCTCTCGAACGTTTGCCGTCGCGATGACAATCAGCGTAAACAATAGGGTAGTGAGCCACCCGAGCATTATCTTGTAGGAGTAATAAAATGCCGGTCTCTCAATCCTTCTATGAACCCGGAGCTACCCAGCGTCACATGCGTGGCGTCGACGCATCTGAGTACACTCGGTTTGTTCGCATGGCGGCTACCGTGGCTCCCTATATCAACAACGGCACGTCTGTTCGGATCCCGTACGCTCGCCTTGGACAGAGCCAGCAGGCCGTTCGCGATGCTCGTGTAGTCGGTCCTATCTTTAACGGCCTCAGACCGTTTGTTGCGAATAAGTAATGAGTGCATCTCCTCACGAGGGAGTCTCGTCAACATACGCAGAGGCCATTGCCGAACTCAAACCCCTGCGTCCTCCCACTCAGCCGAGCGTTGATGTTGCCAATGCGAAACTGGACATCAAGGAGTTGGCGGCAATGGACATTCGTACTCTTCAAATCTGCCTCTTCTTTGTTGTTCTCGCCCTCTTTGGCTATCTCTTTCTTCCCGCTTCGATTGCCCATGGGTTCGCCTTCTTCACATTGTGTGTCGGGTTTTCGCTCGCAATCTATCTTTCTAAGAGATAATGGGTAACCAGCAGTTCAAGTGTCCGATTGGCACAACGTACGGAGCTGCTCCGTTATCGTGTGTGATGGAATGTCCCACGGGCTACGAGCTTCGGACGGTTGAGGGTGCTCAGCGATGCGTCAGCAAGGCGGATCCGGACGCCTCTGTTCACCTGGTTCCCCAGCCTGCCGTTGCCAGGCCACTCGACGACCACTCTGCGTTCGAGATCGATAGTCTGAACCATGCGTCCGACTTGTACATGCGATACTCGGCAGAGAAGACACGATTCAATGAAGAACTCACAGTGGCGAATGCGAAGGTCGACCATCAAAAAGCAGTCGCCGCCGCGGAGGCTAATATGCGTGCGACAGCTGGAACGCCGGGGGCTGAGGCAGCGGGGGCTGCCTACGTAGCACTGACCAAGGATGCGAATGCACAGAACGCATTGTATGAGTCCCAAGCCCAGGCAAAGATTGACAAGTTCCTCTCCGATTACCAGTTCCTACGCAACCAGTCGCAGCAACAGCAGATGACGCTTGACCTTGTCGACACTGTAAAGGACAAGCTGTTCACCGTCAAGGATGACATGGAATACTCTGTGAGCACATTCGATAAGCAAATTAGCGACATCCGTAATCAGATCAACATCAACAAGACGACGCATCAACAAGCTACGGATTATGGCAAGTGGATTGGAGTCGGACTCAACTTTGCGATTGTGTTGGCACTTCTCTTTATGATCTTTGTAATTGGTCGCAAGGCGATGGGCGGTGCGAGTTTCTCTCCCTCATCTGGGCCACTGGGTGCACCCGCACGTCCTCCGGCAAGTGACCACACTGTCGAACTTCTCAAAGGACTGACTGGGTTGCTATCTGCGTCACCCAAGTAGGTATAAAACGCCCAGAACTCACAATGGAAGTCACTGACCCTCGCCCTGTAACCGACTTTCAAAAAACGACCTTTTGTGGTCATCCACGTGCACACGTGCGGAAAGTGTTGATTCAGACAATCCAATTAGGTCACGCAGATTATGCGTGCTATTGGACTCTTGAATTGCTCTGCTCTGGTCTTGTGCATAGTCTATGGGATTCGCTCTTTGAAGCTGCGGCCCTTCACATTAACCGTGCCCAGCCGAACGTATTTCTGTACTTGGCCAAGGCGTATGAGACATATGCCCCCATCGAGGGTGCCTACGACATTCGCAGCATGACTCGCATTCGCAATCACCCTGATGTCCGGAAGATGGTCTGTGAAGTGGCGGCCACTCTGGCTCTGTGCCGCAAGAACAAACTGTCGACTCTTCCGACCATGAAGCCGGCCCACGACTTTGACCCCGTCACGATTCAGGAGAGCCTGAAGTCGCCCTCACGACTCTATGGAGGCCAGGTGTTGAAGCAGTCTGACCCCATGCCAATCGCTGTGCCTATGAACGAGTTCTGTTATTGCATTCGTGCGGATGTGCGGGACCTGACCCGGGCATTGTACTGGATGTCATGGGTCTTCAGCTTTTGTCGCGAACACAAGAAGCAGACCAAGACGAACTTGCTCTTTGCCCCGCGAACAGATGAGTTTGTGTCAGGGGCGGACAGCACACACCCGGTCTGGATTTTCTGGGAGGCGATTCGTAGGAACACACCCCCTGCGACTCGGGAGTACATTGATGTCATGTACCGCATCCACTCGCTGAGGTGGACTCCAGGCGACAAGGGAAAGCGTGCCTTTCTGATTGCCGCCACGACCCTGCTTTGCGAAGGCTCGCTCGACAGCACGCCATGTGCCCCCACCATGCAGGTCTCGAACGTTCTCAATGGAATGCCTGGATGGATTGATGCGATTGTCAAGATGCAGCGGAGTTTCGCCTAAAACGGAAGCGTCCCGAATAACATACACACATCCTACTTAAAATGTTCCGCCCTTCCTTCTCCGCGACTCAGGTCGCAGGTATTATCGGCCGCCACGCCTACCAGCCGACTTCCCAGGTCATGTACGATGTGTTCAAGAAGGACAAGGGTGTTGCTGAGAGGATTTATGCCATCGAGAAGGAGCACAACCGAAAGTCCATCAACAACTTCAAGGGGGCCTTTCTCAAAGACCGCGAGATTCAGCAGAGTGTCTTCACCGCCCTCGACAACTGCAAGAGTGCTGATGAGGCCACAGAGAAGGACATGGAGGCTGCGAAGAACCTCCATGATGCTGAGGCAAAGAAGCATTCCTTGGAGCTGAAGGTTGTTGCGGGAATCGATGTTTCGCAGGCTGAGGTCAAGGCTGTTCAGGCTGAGGTGGAGGCAGCGACAGTCGTCAAGAAGAGCACATCAGATGCGGTGGCTGCTCTGCCGACTGTTGGCGACACACTGGCCAAGGTGGAGGCTGCGTGCCAGAAGGTTATTGACCGCAGTCCGAACATGACGCCGACCATGGCTACGCAGCTCTTGTCGGATGCCCGCGGTGAGGTGGCGAAGAAGCGTGGACTCTCCAACGAGGACAAGATTCTCAATACCTACGAGGCTGAGCGAAAGGTGGTTCTGACGGAGCGGAACACTCGCATGCTCCGGATGGAGAAGGAGGCCTTCACCCTGGTCGGTCGTACCGACGGCTTTGTGGCCTCGCAGAATCGTGTGGTGGACTCGAAGAACCGTACACGCTTCTTCTCGGAGGTGCCGGTGTATGACATTATCCAGCTTCGCGTGTACATGCACATGTTGGATGCGACAGACTCTGAGCTGATTGAGAAGTTCCCGAAGCAGGCGACTCGCCACACGGTCTTCACCAATGACCCGGCTGAGTGGGCAGATATTGAGGCGAATCTGAACCTCGCCGCTCGCCGCATGACGGAGATTCTCGCGGACCCGTCTAGCTTAGAGGATATCGTCTTCAAGAATACAGTGGAGAATGGAGCTTAGGATAACCTCTGACCCGCCCACATGGGCCAGCAAACCCGGAACAACCTATGAGACACGCTTCCTGTACACTGGAAACGGCCGCATCAACACGCAGGCCAAGGTCTATCAGGTTTTTCAGTCGGAACCATCCATCACGCTCTTCGAAAGGCCTTTCCCAGGCGGGGTCATCTCGCGGTCTTACAGCGTGGAGTATGCGACAATCACAGAGTATTCCAAGAGTCCTCGCATGTGGAAGGAAGAGACTCCGACAGCAACGCAGTACTTTGAAGAACTGCGTAGGATTTCACAGTAAGAAAAGGCGAGAACAAAACAAATGGAGGCCCTCGATGTGCTGACCTTAGCAATGTCGTCGTTGATTATGCTGGTTCTCATTCACCTCTCTGTCTTTGCCGTTGTCAGGTGGATGTACCCAGCCCATCCCCCACCTCCCCAGGTTCGTTTCGCCGAACCCATGGTGTCTGCCCCACCCCCACCACCTTTCACACAGACGTCTGCACTCCCTTTCACGGAGCCGCCGCATCTTAAGCAGGAAGTGAATGTACCAACGTATGCATCGCCTGTATCCGTGGAAGCCCCTCGTGAGGACGGGCGTGCCGACGGTGGCAAAGCACCGAGTGCCGCAGCTGAGCGGCCTGCCTGGTTGGTTGCTGTTGACCCAAAGACCCTCGAGTAGTGAAGCTGTCGCACTGAGCATCGATGATAAGGGTGGACATCAGGAGGAACTGACCATCGTCATGGATGAGCGAATGTGTTGTGACACGGTCTTTCGCACGGTTCGCTTGTCGAAGGATGTCTTTATTGTCTGCGATGTGTGGGCCATGAATGGAACGATTGTCCATCCCCTCGCAACCTGGGCTCAGCGGCAGGAATGGATTGCTGAGTGTCTGCGTCTATTCCACCAGCCAGACTTGACGGCTCTTTTCACACTCGCGGACGCACCTGCTGGGGCGTTGGTTCGAGGGTATGAGTACTATGACGACCTCCCGGGCAGCACCGGAGTCTTTTCGCGTGAAGATGTAAATGGCTAAATCAGGAAGCTGCGGTGGTCGCCGTCGCCGTCATACAAAGAAGGCAAAGAAGCACACCCGTCGCCGCCGCACGGTTCGCGGTGGCATGTTCGCGAGTGCGGCTGGACCTATCGCGGGTCCAGGTGGAGCACCGGCTGGCATGGAATATGGAGGCGTGCTTGTGAGTGGAACGGCCCCGGTAGCCAATACCGGCCAGGCTGCGGGTCTCACGGGTGGCCGTCGTCGTCGCTCCCGCCGCCACCGTAGCCGTCACCGCATGCGTGGTGGGGATGCGGGTGCTCCGATGGGCGGAGAGGGACATGGTGGTGCGTCGTATAGCTTTGGGGGACAGTCGATTGGTGGTAACGCCCCGGGTGCGGCCGTAATTACTGGGACCTCAACGCGTGTGTGAGCGAACCATCGCATCAGCCCACACATAGGCCATGTACTTCGGGTCATTGGTGACAATGAACGGTCCACCTAGCTGAACGGCTCGGAGTCGCATGCGTTGAACGACAAACAATAACTCGGTATATTCAATCCACTCCAACCAGACCTTGTATGCTGCCATTGCCGTCGAGCCTAGCATAATTAGGTCACCAGACCCAAGTAAAAAAAGACAGAGCGTGATCAATGGCATGACAATCATGTCATTGATTCGCTGAAGTTGTGCCGTCCACGTGGGCGGAAGGCATTTGTCGCGTATCTGAATGAATCGTTCAGCTGTCTTGAATGGATCCTCAGGCAGGTCCATTGGTGCCGATGCTTACTCCACTGTTTGGAAACAAGAGTTCCTGTCCCAACGCCGGATGGACGTAGCGAATCTCCATCTCCTCATGCCAGTGGAGGAAGAGTAGTAGAAGGTCGAGGCGAATCTCATTACCTGGCATGAGGTACTTCTCAACCGCGGCGGTAATGTCAACGTCGGTCGACACATCGCCAATCCAGGTCCACGGTGTGCGGATAGGGTCGAAGGGGTTACCGATGTACGGCGTAATCTCCTCCAGCTCGTAGATGAGGCGGCGACGGACCTGATTGCCCTTGGTCCAAACCTCCACGTAGATGCAGTTCTCCGGAACATGGGTCATGGACTCATCGTAGTCGCTGTACTCACCCAGAAGATACTTCTGAGTGATGCAGCCACGGTCGGTGCGGCGAGACGAGAGGAAGTGGTCGAGAGCGGTGAAAGCACGGATGAGGCACATTTTTGACGATGAGACTACTTCGTTACGGCAGTAGGGAATTCGTTTTGCGTCGTCCTCTTGAACATAAGTGCCTCTCCGAAGGAATCCGACGCATTACGCCCCCACTTGTTGCCGGCAGCACCCTCCGTCCAAGACTGCGTCGCCACCGTGATACCGGGCTCCGGCGGCTCGCCCGGACCCGGGGCATTCGGCTGGAGGAACCCACCACCGGCGACTGTGAACTTCTCCTTGCCATCCCCAGGCTGGAAGTAGACCAGAACAGTCTCATCAAAGTTGGTACCCATCGAAATCGCTGTCGCCAGGGACGTGATGACAAACGGAGCCGCCACGAGGAACCAGGACACGGGCGTCAGACCAATGCCGCAGAAGGTGTCGAGAACCTTGACAATCGCCGCACCAAGGACAAGCTTGATCGCGAAGGTCGCCCACATCCCGAGCGATAAATCCAGACCCAGTTGGACGACGAGGAAAATAAGATACAGCAACGCCGGAGGGCAGAGCGATTCGATAAAACGCATCTTCACGTACTTACATTTGAATCAAGAAAAGATGAGTGCTACTATTGTGTCCCTCACCAACTGCACGGAGCAGGAAGCAGAAGCAGCTCTTCTGAAGTATAACGGTGATGTATATCAGGCGGTCGACTCGCTACTCAAGGTACCTATTGTCTCGGGGTCAAAGCATATTCCGAAGCCTCGTGAGATTGATCGCGGCATGACGACTGAGCAAGAGGAAATCTGTTCCAAGGGTCGCGAGCTTATGGACAAGCTCACCTCTGTAGCCTCAGCCGCCCACTCGAAAATCCGATCCGGGCAGTCGCTGGCGGGGGGCGTAACGCAGCAGGCATTCCCGGCTCCGTCCTTGTCGGCTCCTGAACTCGAGAAGCCTGCTCAGCTACCGCAATAGGATACGCACGTTGAAAGTCTTCCATCATCTCAGCAATACGCTTTGCCTCTGTGAAGATGTTCATTGACTTGATATGAGCCATCACCTCAGTCCGTTTCGCAGCATATGTCTCGCTGTCGTCAAGTGCGGTGATTGCGGCCATCCATTCCTCGGGGGCATCGCGTACACACGCAATACCAGCCGGGGTAATCCACTCTTCAACGCCTTCCGTGCTGCCAACCAGAGGCACGTTCTCCGTCGCCGGCTTGGAGTATAGAACGGGAATACCATTGTACATGGCCTCGACGGCGATACGCCCGAAGCTCTCATAATACGAAGGGAACAACAGAATACGAGTTCGCTTCAGAATATTGCGAATGTCATTGTCAAACGGAATCCACTCAATATTGGGCGGGGCTGGTGGAAGCCACAACTCTCCATAGTACGGTCGGATACCGAGGAATTTGCGGTTCGGCATCCGCTTGGCGAGCTCAATGAACTGGTGAACACCCTTGTTGACATTCGCATTCACCAAAGTGATCATATCCCCATCGGGCGGCGAGTCCATGCGTATATTGGCCTCGTGCATGAGAGGGCGAACAACGGCCGTACGCACAATCATGGGTGGGAATGGATTCACCTGTTTGTGAAAGGTACCCTCCATTGTGCGATTGATGAACATGAACATCTCTACCCACTTTGTCGAGGCTAAATCTGTGAGAACGGAGTAGCGGCCATCGAAGTGGGCCGTCACGGCAATCGGGCGGTTGTATCCCCGGGAGTTGACCTTGCGAACATAGGGAAGACATGGTGCGTGAGGACAGACCCACAGGTCGCTGGCATCCAGGAGCACGCCTCCGGCAGAATAGTGCATGAAGCGAAAGCCCCGCCAAATCCCACCATTGTATCCCTCTTTTGGTTTTTCAATCGTCAGAAACGCGACTGTATGTCCGCGTTTCTGAAACTCGGTTGCTAGGTCAATGTCGTGGAGAAAGGCCCCACATAAATCAGGCATACGATTGGCAAAGAAGAGCACTCTCATTATGTACTCCCGTCGACTCGCGTTTTCTTAACTAAGCGTGCGGAATCACCGCCCCATGTCCAATTCTGAATCCAGTTGTTGGGGTTGCTGAATTCAGACTGCTTGACGGCGATGAGCGGTTGGTAATAGTTGGGAATGGTCTTGTCCATGATGGTCGACGCCTCCTTCTTGGCCCGCTGAAGCTGTGCGTGGATCAGCGTCGACTCGTCGCCCACAGAATCCGCCTGACGTCCGCGACCTAGATTGGGCGTGGTCGAGAAGGGGCGAACCCACAGCTGCTTCGGGCCCTTGACACGCAGTCCCTCCGCATCACCCCACCGGAGGTCAGAGTTCTTGTCGATGTCGCATCCGGGACCCATACCGTACCCGCCGCGGGCAATCATACCAGGCTGGTCAGCCATTGCCGACGCGGGACTTAACGCACCCGAGCAGTCATCGCCTCCAAAGAACGACGTCTGACGGCCCATCGCCGATTCATTGGCGAAATTGTGTTCGGCTACATGAGTTTGGTCCATGTTGCCACGCGTGCTTGCGTAAAACCAGTCAACCGTGTTTGTGGACATCGGCACCTCTTATCATCAAACCCAGAAAGTTTCATGGAAAACGGACAGTGAGAGTATAGGACAGACCGAAAGCAAAATGCAGCCTTCCGACTGGCACGAACATGACAACAAGGGACAGTACGTCGTCGATGTCTTCGGACGCCTGCGTGACAAGTCTGTCGCATGCGTGCGAATCACTGGGTTCAAGCCGTACTTCTACTCCTCTGCGGACCCCGGTGGGGCTGATCGGGTCTCCAAGTATGACGCAATGGCTGGCTTTGACTGCTTGAAGACGAAGGAGGTCTGGAAGGTCACTTGCAAGTCCTTGGCCGAGTACCACAAGAAGATTCGTGACATCAACGCCGAGAACCAGGAGATTATCAAGAAGGGAGGCGGAAATCGCCAGCTGAAGATTCTGTACGAGTCCGGCCTACCTCCATTCATTCGTCTTCTCCACGAGCGTCACCTGGGTCCGGCCTC